GTTGTTCCTGTTTAAGAGAAGAACTCGACCAGTCTCCTCCCCAGCGAACATTATATCCTAATTGACTTGCGATACCCAAAACGAAACCACCGAGATAATGAAAATCATCACGTGCTTCCCAATCAATAGGATAAGGAGCAATGTCAACAGCCTTCCCAGCAACGTGCTTTCCGAACTTAGTCTTGCTTTTACCTTGCTCAACCAGTTCATTCTGTCTCTCCTGGCTACGTAATCCTTCAATTACTGTAATGTCAAAATACTTACAGACTTCGTGCAAGAGGTCAACCAGTCTATGGTCAACCCCTTTAAGCCTTCTTTTACTACGTTTACCTAGTTTAGGCACCGAGTTTTTTTCCTATTACTGCACAAATGATTTTCCAAAGAGCGTTTAAAAGTTTCTCTTCAGTCTTTTCATTAATGAATGGAATATCGATTTCTTTATTTAGTTGTGTAATCAAGTCACCTTTGACTTCATCATCTAACAACCATTCTGCCATCATTTTTGCGAACATTACTTTCTCCTTTAATTAAAGTATCTCATCACATAACTAACAAGAATTGGTATGAGTATTATTGCAACAGTACCTATAGTACGTAACTCAATTATTGTTCTTTCGTGTTCTGCGACTTTACCATTTAGTGATTTCAAGTGACTCTCTATTCTATTTAACTGCTTAAATATTGTTCTTTGTCTTTCATCAAACTTTACAAGTAAAGCATATACGTCTTTGTCGTTGTTCATTAATGTTTACCATTCACCCTACTTAAACTGCCTTTTATTTCAGACACTTGATTATCTAAATCATTTATTTCTTTGGTAATATTGTCAAACTTTCTATCCAGTTTATCATCGGATTTATTCCATCTTTGTATAAGTTTGATTATCATACCCTCCATGTTCTCCAGCGTTTCAGATTGCCCTTTGTTCTCTACTTTTAAGTCAAGCAAGGCTTCTGCCTGTTCGTTGCCACGCTTGTTCATAGAATACACCATAAAGACAAACATAGCCCCTACTACGCCTATCATCCCAGCCTCTGAATAAACTGCTAAAAAATCCACTATTTCTTACCCCTCTTTTTTTTCCAACTGAATGGATTGATATTAAATTCCTTCTCATAGAACTTGAGTTGCTCTTTAAGTTCTTCTCTTTCCAAAGATTCTTCGGCAATATGTTTTTCAAGAAGTTCTTCAATCTTATCATTTGCTAAGACTGATTCTTTTTCTAATAGGGATATACGATTTTCTATCTGCCACCAGGCGTATAGTAAGGTGCAAATTCCAACAATAATTTGTCCCAGCCATTTTATGTTTAATGACAGAACATAATTATCATCAATTAAAGTGCCTCTATAACTTCTGGCTGTTTTGGGCTTCATTTGGGATGTCCAGTCCGTTTGTTACTTTGGACATCCAAAACTCTCTACCACCAATAAGTTGGTCTACATTAAATTGTGCTGAATTTATTTTATTATCTAAGTCAGAAACGTGATTTAATGCTTTCTTCACTTCATCTGGTAAGTTTGCCCAACTGTATTTTTTACCATCAATCGTGACTTCATCGTTTCCTTTTACTCTTTTACGTTTAGCCATTTGATTTCCTATTTTTCTGCTACTTTTTTAATTTCTATAAGTTCTTCTTTATAAGCCTTTACTCTTGCTTCTGATTCAGAAATGTACTGCTCAAGCATTGATATTTCTGATTCAAGACGAGTATAAGACCATTCTTCTTCGACACTTACAGACTTTGTTACTTTAACTGGTCTTTCTTTCCAGTCTTCTGGTTCGTTGTTTATAACTTTCTTTTCATATTTATGTGCCATAAAATCTCCTATAATTTGGCTTTAGTGTATAGGTGCTCTCTACGATTATAAAGCAGTCACCGTTCCAATTAATTGCCCATAATAATCATTACCCCAACGTAAATAATTATTAGCACCACTTGTTTTAGCCCACAAAGTAAATGTGTAAGAAGTGCCTTGAGTTAACCCTGTGAAAATTTTCTGTGGATTCATCATTGCATCATCTGATTCGTCTCTGTAAGCCCTTTCATCTGTATTGTTACCAGAGGGGGATGATAGTCCATTTGTAATACCTAAGTATGTAACTTTATTACTAGTTGAAGTATCTTGGTGTACTCTATATTTCACTAAAACCTTACCAGATGGGGGTCCTTTTATTGTTATTCTGCAACCAGTATTAACTTCAGACCATGATGTAGTCATTGTTTTAGAACCACCAGTAGATAAACAAATGTACTGCATTATAGCACCTGGGAAATTTGCATTTGCATATGAGTCAATATTTGCAAAATTGATGCTTCCACCACTTGTAAAGGTCATACCAGAGTCAATTTCTATATCACCAGCGATAGTTGCTTGACCATCAACTTGAAGAGAGTTAACAGTAACATCACCGAATGCTGGAGAACTTTGTTCACCAAGCCCTAAATTATTTCTTGCTCCACTTGCAGTTGATGAACCTGTACCACCATTAGAAACTGCTAAATCTGTACCACTCCATTTATCATTACTAACTGTTAAATTTTGCCAAGTAAATCCTTGTGTTGTAGGACTAGCAACTAAATAATACCCAGTAGTTGGTGCATTGGTTGTATTTAAATGTTGTTCTCTAATACTGTCATTAGCATATTTTGCTGTAGTAACACTAGCATTTGCTAGTTTATCAGTAGTTACAGAACTAGTATCTAATGCACTACTACCTACTACACTATTAGCAAGTTTACTTGGGTGTCCAACTGCTCCAGTTGCTAATTTATCACTAGTAACAACAGCACTACCTAACTTTGCAGAAGAGTTTATTGCATTTGTAGAAAGTTGAGTTCCTGTAACTGCACTATCAGCAATTTTAGTTGCATCAACAGCATTGTCTTGAATCATTGGGCGAGAGATTGCATTGTCTGCAACCTTGGCTGAAGTTACTGCATCGTTAGCAATTTTTGCAGTTGTTACAGCATTACTAGCGAGTTGAGTAGCCCCTATTCCACCACTATGTACACCAATATTACTTGTTCTGCTAGTTGCATTAGTAGATATATTTATTCCAGTTCCAGACTCTAACGTCCAATTTTCAGTACTACCAGAACTTGGATTTAAACCTATAGTGACATCTGGGTTATTTTCTGTAACATCAAGAGAATATGTAGTATTTGTATCTGACGTTGAATAACCAGCACTAGCATGGTTTCCCCATCCCCACGCTGTATTACCTCTACCAGCATATGTCACGTATGTAGAAGTAAAGTCGTTTGATGAGGATGCTGGTATTGCAACACTATTTCCATTAGAAATACTAACTGTTCTGCCACTAATACTTAATGTTTGAGAATCAGTTTGTGAGGTTAAATAACCTGGGTCTGATGATGGTACCCAACTTGGAGTAACGTCAGCACCAGCAGTAATGCCATCTAACTTTGTTTTTAAAGCAGATGTAAAATTCTTTGTTGTAAGCCCACCATCTCCTACGCTATAGGTAGTATTAGTACTGCTTATATTAATCGTATGATTGCCACTAGAAACTAATTGACTTACTGATGTAGCACCACTTCCAGTAATAGTTACTGTTTTACCAGAGGAAACGCCACTAGTATTACCAGCACTTAATGTCCAACTGGAATATTTATCTGCTTGAGTTGCGATGCCATCTAATTTAGTTTTTAATGTGCTTGTAAAATTCTTTTGTGTTAAACCATTATCTCCAACTGAATATGTAGTATTAGTATCTGGTGGAGTTTGCCAAGTACCATCATACCTTAAAAATTCACCAGCACTTGCACTACTTGGGTCTGGCATATGAAGTTCGCCATCATTTGTATGAGAATTTGCCCAACTAGCAGAAATGCTTGTAGAAGTACTTGTACTAGGTGAACTAGTTATTGCTCTTTGAGTATTGTTATCAGTACTACTTATCGTAATTGTGTTTCCACTTCTTGATAATGTTGTTGCTCCACCTTGTTGAAAAGTTATAGTCTCTCCATGACTAATAGTTTCTGCTGAGCCAGAATTGGCTTTGATTTTAAACGTAGTTAACTGATTTGTGTTTGTATCTGGTATGGTTACTGAATTACCATTACTTATACTTAAAGAGCCACTACTAAAACTTAAAGTTTGTGAATCTGTTTGAGATGTTAAATATCCAGCACTAGCGTGGTCACCCCAATCGTATGCTGTTTTCCAATTTGCAGATGTTCCGTGACCAGAAACTGAAATAGTACTTGTTATCCCAGATAAAGCAGATACAGTAAGAGTACCAGCAACACCAACATTACCATCTTTGTCTACATCAAATTTAGATGTGCCACTACTATTTTGAACTTGGAACACATCGTGTGTTTGACTAGAATTTGCTTTAGCAATCAGTTGAATAGTATTATAACTATTACCAAATGTTCCTCTACCTCTTGAAGTAAGAGTATTTGAACTTTGATTGTCTACAGAAAAGTTTGCATTTCCAGCAGAGATTGTTGATGCAGATATTGTCCACCCAGCAACACCACTTCTAACAATGTTACCACTAAAAGTAGCACCAGTAAGATTTGCCTTACCACTTATATCTTGATGACTTGTTAAATAACCACCACTAGCGTGATTACCCCAACCATATGCAGTATCCCAATTGCTTTTATTGTAGCCAGATGTTTGACCTGTACCACCTCTTGCAACTGGTAATGTGCCAGAAGTTATTTTACTAGCACTTAGATTAGGTATTCTAGCAGTAGAAAATGTGCCACTTGTAACTAAAGTAGCCGAATGGTTAGGGACAGATGTAAGAAAATTTGAATTATTATTTAATTCAGATATGTTCTCCCCAGATACAATTACTTTCTTATAAGTTGGCATCCTTTGTTTCCTTAATATGTTGCTTCTCGAAAGCAGTCTTTATTCTTTTTAATAAAGCACCAAATTCGATTGCATCGCTACCTTTAACATTTACTGATTCCATTGCTTGTGTTACAATGTTCAGTTCTTTAGCATTCATTTCAATCTTCAAGGTTTCCTCTGTGTATTTTTCCAAGTTTTTGAATAGTAACATACGCTTGTTCTACCTCTGAGCCTTCAAACTGTGAACGTGCTATTAATTTTAACAAAAAGTCTGAGTCCTTAACCCCCAGTCTAACTGAGGGCTTAGGCTCATTTTTCTGTTTGTGTTTTACCAAGTTGGACACTAATTAGTTCTAAGGTAAAGAGCACCACCAACAATTTGAGTTCCACCCACAGGAACTGAAGTATCAGTAGCGTCTAATGATGAACTTACTTTTTGTGTCTGTAGTCTTGCAGATGCTGATGGAAATGAAGTTGAAGAACCATTTCCAACAGACCAACCAGATGCTGATTCATCCCAGAATAAGAACTGATTGTTACCAGAACTTCCTCTTTCTACACATAATCCAGCATCTACTGCTGTACCTGTTAAGTCAGAGTTAAGAACCATGGTATTATCTGCAATTTCTAATGTTTCGGTAGTAGTAGTAATTGTTGAACCACTTACTGTTAAATCACCACTTAATGTTAGATTAGCAAAAGTCACATCAGCGTCTGTTGCTACATCTTGACCAATAGCAATGTCGTTAGCATTTGCAGTTACACCAGTACCACCTACAACATTTACTGTGACACCACCAGAAGAACCACCACCAGTTAAACCAGTACCAGCAGTTACTCCAGTTATGTCACCAACATTACTAGTGAATCCAGAATCGTTATTGAAAAAAGATACTGGGATTTTATTGTAACCAATTTGTACTGCTTTACTACTAGAATCGTCATAACCAACAAGCATATCAACTTCACCATTTATAGCGTTACCACCTGTAAATCCAGTAGACTCATCTAAGTTTCCAAATGATAAATTGATAGTACCAGTACTAGTAACTGTACCAGAAAGACCTTTACCAGTTGCTACAGAAGTAACTGTACCAGACGCCCAACCAGAGTCATTACTAAATTGACTTAGTTTAATATCGTCAAGATGCTTTGACTTCTGAGTTCCGTTATCAAGATAAACCATCTTGTCTTCAGAACCTACAACGTCAGCAGTTCCATCTGCTAATTCAGATAAATCTAAGGTTACACTTGGAGTAGTAGTTCCATTAGAAACATCTAGTCCAGTTCCTACAGTAACTTCAGTTACTCCCCCAGCACTTCCCCATAGAAAAGTTCCATTACCACTAGATTTTAATACTTGTCCATTTGTACCATTTCCTAACTTATTAGTTAAAGGACCTTTGAACATACCAGGTTCTAGTTTATTATCGTTAATTCCTAACGTAAGTGCTACAGCACCACCACTTGTGTAGGTGACACCAGCAGATGTACTTACGTCTCCAGATGCTGATATAGCACCAGATGATTTTAAACTACCAGATGCTCCAGTAGTTTCTTGGTTTCCAGTTGCATTTACACCAGGTAAATTAATGTTTGCAGTACCATTGAATGATACACCACCAATAGTCCTAGCAGTTTTTAACTGGTCAGCCTTCGCTGAGGTTTGTGCAATGTGGTCTGATGAATCTTCAACGACCACCTTGGCGTATGTGACTGACATATCGCTTACTCCTTATTTACAGTTATAGTTAAACACCTACACACACGTATAGTGTACCACTTTGGTTTATTAAATCCCCTAATGCACTACCAGAGGTTGGTGCATTTGAAAGGCTCTTTAATCTTATTTCGCCTGTTTTTCTTGCTTGTAGCACAGAATCAGTACCTACTTTTAAGTCCACGTGGTCTGAACTAAGTAAAATACTAGACGAGGTTAATGCAGTTTCTTTTCCTATTACGCCATCTGACGTAAATACTTTTTCTACGCCTAGACTACCTTTGATTTCTACTGCTGAATCGCTTATCAATAATGGTGTTTTGTTTCCTTTACCATCAGAGACTGCTTTCATTGTACTTAACAACCCAACATTTGGATTGCTATCATCAAATATGTTAATTACATCAGCGTAACTACCTTGTATTGTATAATCGCCTAATGCCATTAGTTTTTTATCCCTCTAATTGTGTTACTACTAGAGACAACGCCTTTTATTGTAGCAGTAACGTTTTTAATACCTCTGCCTATAATCTCAGTTATACTTTTCCACATATGAGTTGTATGAACCCATTTAAGTTTAGAATCTTTCCAAGTAGTCCCAGCCTCTTGTGATGCAATACCTCTCAAAATTCAGTCCCAATAATATTGATACCTACTTCTTCACTTTTGTGAGAGTTTGCTTCTTGTTTTCCTTTGGCTATAGCCTCTGCAAATTTGTTATGAAAATATTGTGCCATCTTAGGATTGCCTTTTTTCTCATAACCATGTGCAATGGCTTTATATGTTAATATTTCATGGTACTCTACAGGCATTGTAGGAGATTCCTTAATTCCTGTTTCTACACGTATTGTCCCACCAGCCCCATCTGCTACTGTACCACCATTGTCTACTTTGACAAAAGGAAAGTCATGTCTTGAAGCGTGTATTGTTAACGTACCAGCAGTTGGTCCAGATGCGTTACCAGCATTGTCATAATCAGCAATTGCTAGTGCATCTTTGTCTACCCAAAATACTTTTGCCATTATTGTAAGTCCAAGTCTTGTTCATCTGGTGGGCTTAGTAACCTCTGTATTCTTTTCCCATCAAAATAAACTAAATTAATTGATACTATCTCATCGTCTATCTGATACCACCTAACTCCATTGGCTATGGTTTTATCAAATACACCACGTAAAATTTTTGTTTCTTTGCAGAACTCTCTCATTGCTTGGTTTAAATATATACGACACTCATTCTCTAGCATTTCTGGATGATGAGTACGTATTAACTCTATAAGTTGTTGCTGTGTTAGTCCATATCCATGTTGAGGAGAGTTAGCAGTTGTTTGATTAGTTTGTGCCACTTGGTGCCCCCTGTTGTACTGCTACGCCTAGTCTTTGCATTTCTTGATTATACATTCCTAGAATAGTACCTAATTCCTGTTGAGCCATTTGAGCCAATTCAATGTCTTCGTCTTCGTGTAAGTACCTATTAATTCTATATTGCAATAACTTAATACTTGCACCCAAAATAACAGCATATTCGGCTGTATCTGGGAAATTGCCAATAGTAGACTGAGAAAACAAAGGAGTAGGATAGGATGCAGAATAAAGTTGACCTTTTTCTGACCCACTTGGAGTTGGTTTAACAAATAACTTTCCACCTACTGTTGTTTGTCCTTCAATGTAATATATTGGGGCTCTTTTTGTTGGCTCATAAATGCTATCAGAACCACTAAGAGCATAACTCTTTAATTCTAATGGCATTTCTACACAGCCTACATTGTTTCTAAGTACTTTTACTATTTTCTTATCGGTAACATCTACACCATTATCATCTGTTATTTCAGTCAAGATGCAATCTTTTATTAACACTTCATCTGGTAGCATATCTATAATAGTTCTAGCAGATTGCTTTAGGTAACTATTTAACTGGTTCCTATAAGCAAGTGTATCAGATGAGGAGCCAGATAATGATGGTCTTCCTACGACTTGTTCTATTTGTAATTGAAATATCATATTATTCTAAGGCGAGGGGGCAGAGAAAACCCACCCCCTCTAATATTCCTAGTTTACACTTCCATTAAGAAATGAGATTCAACTAGAGAAATACCTATACCTTCATCAGACATATACTGGTCTTTAACACCATCATAGTCATTAGCCTGTATAGAAGCCTGGAATTGAGGCTTTCTGTACTGAGCATGGAAAAGGTTCTCATCACTAACAACTAACATTGTTTTGTTATAAGGACCTCTCAATGATGGAGTTGGAATTAACTGTAACGCTCCGTGAGGTGTTTCAAGAACTCTGTAATTGAATCCAAGAGCATCTCTCTTCATGTCACCTAAGTTAACTGTCCAGCCAGAATCACCAGCAAAAGTACCAGATGCAGAACTCATCTTAGACCAATGTCCAAGAGCACCAGCCCCAACAAATGCACGTTTTAAACCAGATTCTGGAACGTACTGGAATACTCTTTCCATTACGTCTACGAATTTGCTGTAGTCGGCTACATCAGATGCTGAGTAGTAATTCTTATAATCACCAGTTAAACCAGCAGATTTAATTGCTGGAATAATACCCATAGTAGTACGTACAGTATTTCCGTCTTTATCGTGAATCGCTTCAGCATCACTAAATCCAGATAATCCAGAGTAGTTCTGTCCAAATAAGAACGCTCTTTCTTTCTGAATCTTATGCTCTTGTGACTTCATATCACGTAGTCTAGCCAATTCTTTAGATTCTCCACGTAGAGAAGCCTGTAACAATGTTCCAGTTACTTCTACAGGTGTTTTGAAAATCTGACATTGGTTGAAGACTACAGAAAGGTCATCACTCCAAGCCTCTGGTGAGTTAGTACCTTCACCAAATGCTGAACCAATTACCATCGCATAGTCTGTATTGACAATTGCAAGTGTACCTTTTGCTTCTAACAATTTGATATTAATCTTATCGCCAGATGCAATGTAATTGGTAATGATTGCTCTAAACTTAGGAGCATGAGCACTAGAGTAAACCTCTATCTCAAGTCCAATTAAATTAGAACCAATTTGAATGCCTTCTGCACCATCAATAGCAATATCGCCAGATGCTACGTCTTTACCAGGCATAGCACTATTAGCAACTGCTGTTTTCAAATTGAATTTCTGTTTTACCCAAGGGTTTCTGTGTTCAAACATTTTAAAAGAAGGGTCAGCCAATCCAGACATAGTTGCTTGATTTGCAACAACAGTCGTAAAAGGCGTTACATCAGTCCAAAGTTCTTTGACAACGTTTGGGCGAATGTAGAAATCTCTTCTTTCGTTATACAGAATACCACTTGAGCCCAGGTTCTTAGAACCTATTACTCTTGTATCTCCGTCAGCCATTATTATTCTCCTTTAATGTGCTTATTTTCTACTGTTAGCCATCAAGCCCAAGTTGAACAAATCCTCATCAGAAAAATTAGGTTGTGCGTTCCCAGTCTGCACAGCAGTTGGTGTAGGCACTTTCATTCTCTGTTGAGAGTTTTGCATCGCTTGAACTTTCTGTTGAGTTGCAAGTTCTTGCTGAGATGGAGCACTTCTTAGTTTATCGAGACTGACAAGATTATCTAATGTGATGGATTCTGGATTAGAATAATACTTCATAAATTCGGTTGCCTTTTCTGGCGTATATCCATATTTCTGCTGTAATTGTTCTACCATACCAACTTCTGCTTGTTGTCTTTCATACGCTACTCTTTGCTGAGCAATTTGTTGCTCTTGAGCCTTCATAGCATTGATTCTATCAACTTCAAGCCTTTCTTGATAATCTATCATGCCATCACGATAATCATCTAGAGCCACACGATATTTGTATGAGTCTGAATCACTATCCATAACTGCTTCACTTGCATCATAGTTCATTGGTTTCGTTGGACGCTCTGGTTTCTGTGGTAATTCCTGTGATTTCTCTTGCGAGGGAACCGAAGGGGTATCACCAGAGAGTGACCTTGCTACTGATTTCAAAACATCTGGGTTGCCTTGTATATACTCAGCAATAGGAGCAATATTATTAAACTCCTCCAGTTTTTTTGACATAGCATCAAATTCACTCGCCTTTTTGTCGTAACGACTTTGCCAGTACTCATAGCGATTTTTATCCTCGCCATCAGCATCGGCTACTTCTGTTGCATCTGCAACTTGTGCTTGAGCCTCATCATCGAAGGGCTCTAACACAACTGAGGGTTCCTCAACGTTTGTTTCCTCTTCTCCCCAATATGGGGTAGATTCTTCAGCAACGTCTTGGGTATTTTCTTCTGTCATTTTATCTCCTTCCCAATTTGTCTATCCGACAGCAACTGGGTTTAATTGTTGACTTTTTATTTCCCTGTTATCTTCTTTAACCTTACCAAGTTCATCTTGCAAACGTGCTTCGTACAACTGAGTTGCCTTCTGCGTTTTGTTTGCTGAATCTGTTAGTTTGGTCTTGAATTTTTCTATTTCTACACGTTTTCTATCTGAGACTGATTCTCTTTGTGCAGTCTGTAAATCACCACTTAGTTTCTTAATCTCTTCTGCTTGTTCTTCTACCTGTGCCTGTAACTGATTAATCATACTTGTTCTTTGTAAGACACCTTCGGTATCTGCAACTTCTGTTTGCTCAAGAACTTCTTGTTGGTCAATAATGCCTTGCTGATATAGGTTCATGTAGTAGTCAAACCTTGCCCATCTGTTAGAAGGCAATGTTGAGCCACTAACTACAATTAGGTCATATTGACCAATAGTGACATCATTCATTCTACCTAAGACTTCTCCAGTAAAATCATCGTACATAGGTTGATTCATAGTGGTTTCTGATACTCTACCATCTGGTTGCATCAGTCTAATAACTTTTTCGTCTGTGTAAGTTTGTTGGATTAACTTGACAATAACCTTACCCATTTGGTTTAGCATTTCGTCAATGTCATCTAACTTTGATTTAATTCTTCTTTGTGCATATTCATCAATAGCAACTGTTCCCTTGTATGTTTGTGGAGCAGAGCCAGGGTCACCTTGTGACAATGGATGAATACCTAGTATGTGATAGATACTATTCTTTGCATCTTCCCTGTTCTTGTATAATTCGTTGGGCAGAGGAACAGGTCCAGCAACAATAGGCTGTCCAAGTTCTGGGTCATATTCAATGACGCCAGTACCAGCCCTAGACCACTCTTCTTCGAGTTGACGTCTATTCATGGAACCACGAGGTATTAGTAGTTTTGTATTAGTCGAAGAACTGGCGTGAGCAATAATAAGAGAGGTAATCTTATTTATATATTCTTGGATGGGCTTTATAAATCGCACATCACTCATTGGATATGGATTTCTATTATGCCTATTCATTAGCGTGACTATGGGATATTCATCAATATCCATAATCTGCATTGCTAACAATACCCTTCCAACAGAAAGCACACGTTTTATTCTGTCTACTAGTACCTTATTGCAAACAACAATTTCCTCTGCCACTAATTCTTCAAAAGTTTTAGGAGTAAGTACAGTAGTGCTACCTGGAACTGCATCAGCGTGTTCCTCACCAGCCATTGGGTAAGGTTCACCAGTCTGTTGGTCTACCATCATATGAAAGACATTGCCAACTGACTGCATCATCTGGTTTAGTTCTGCTACTTTTGCTGGGTCAGTAACAAATGCTACTCCAGCCTGTGTTTCAACCATAAATGCTGGTTGTTGTAAGAATGCTTCGTAATCCTCATCAGCGTGTATATACTCATTTCCGTTTGTTGTATCTACACAATGCCAAAAAGGTAATTGAACCTTTTCATACCTGTCGATGACTTGATAATGCCTAGAATCTGTTTCTTCAGAATGTAAAGGACCGACTTTGGTATCTACTTCACTAACTCTGGATTCTGCTGGGTATCTATCATCTGTTTGTTGAGTCATTGTTGAAAAAAGTGTATTACCTTCTTCATCAACTGGTTCTAATAATTGTGGATAGGCATTCTTGACTTGCTCCTCTGTTAGTGTTTTGGAAATCATTATGTTACTTGCATCTCTACAGAACGTGTCTCTAGATGCTGGGTCAATAAACAAGTCAAATGGGTCAATTGCTTTTATACAAACTTCCCCTCTGCCAAAATCCATCATAGGGTCTACATAGGCAACCATTGCACCCATACCCTTTACATAGTAATCATCAATAACTTGTTTTAATTCTGATGTGCCACTAGAGATGTCCCAGATATAACTCATTATGTCTGAGAAGATTCGCCCTACTTTTGTATCGCTATCATCTCTACCTGTAGATTGGAACTTTGGTTTATTTGCTGTAAGAAGTGCTTTTGCCTGTTCAACTGCTGGATGAACAACATTGTCAATAATAGGAGACTGAGCCCTATTCTTTAATACTTTTGTTTGTTCGGCAGTCCATTGTGAGTTATTACGGAACTCATCATCCTCCATGGCTTGTGTAGCCCAATCACTTCTTTGGGCATGGTAATCCTCAAGGAGGTCTTCGGATTTTAAAACTTCTGAATCTACAATAGGCATAAAATTGGCACGAACCTATTAAGATTGAGTGGGGGTGTCGCAACGACTAAACAGTCATCCAGTCCACAACTTTTCTTATCGAACCACCTAATACAGG